TCGTTGATACAGAACTCTTCTGGAGTCTTACGCAGCCACTCGGCCAGCTTCTTAGTATTTATGACTTTCTGGCGTTCTCCAAGGGCAAAGGTATTGTCAGCAGACAGAAAGTTTGGAATGCCGTCGCCGCGGTCGCCACGAATAATATGTTCCTTCACGTACAGGTGAGGATCCTGAGCCTCGACATACCGCTTGAGAATGGGAGAATACTGGATTACGTTGCTGTACTTCTGGAGTTGGACGAAATCTTTGTCAGAGGACAGAATAAGTACCTCTTCGTTCGGTGAGGTTCTGGCCGACAGGACAGCAATAATGTCGTCCGCTTCTGCACCCTCAACTTCCAGTACGCGATACGGAAAGTTTTCTTTCAGTTCGTTTCTAATCTTGCCGAGAGTATCAAAGATGAGATTCCAATCGAACTCAGACTTTTCACGATCCTTCTTTCGATTGGACTTGTAGAACGGAAACACATCACGGCGCCAATACTTCTTGCTATCGCAGCAGATAACGATATCGCCATACTTCTGCTTGAACTGACGAGCATATGACCGAAGAGAGTTTAGTACCATATGACGAATCAAATCTTCTTCCAATTTGACTTTGGGATTTGAACCGATTTGTTGCATCAAATTAGAAATCAGGACCTGATTCAGGTCAATCAAAATCACATTACACCTATTAGTTGTCGTTAGTTTCTACTTCTGCTTTTTCTAGGTATTCTTTATATTCTTTTTCGTTGGTAAAGATTTCCACATTGTCATCGACAAAGTTGTGGAGTGAATGCTTTAGACCCATGTTACGATATATAACACTTTTCAGAACGTCTGTCAAGAAAATAAAGTCTTTGCTCACACTTCCATCATCATCTTCAATTTCCACTCCATAGTTTTCCAGTTCAGCAATAAGTCCAGTTGCAACCTCGCCAACAATTCCGTCAGCATACTTTTGCTTGCCCTTTTCCTTTTGCTTCTCTACCTCTTCCAGATTGACTGGAACTTCTCTGACGATCTTGTGTTCGGGAAACTTGAATACGTTTGTCATTTGATAATCCTTAGAAGCACGACATCACTATTTATGCGACCGTTCGCTTCCTTCGACTTGCACTTGATTTCATCCATGAACTTGCGAAGAACGACCTTTCCACCATCAAGCAACTTGTTCACTTGTTCAGTCGGCTTTCGCAGTTTCTTCACAATGGATGTTTTCTCATCATAGCCAGTTACGGTGCAACCCTTGATGCCCAACCCAGCAGGGCCCATAGCATTGTAAACAGCCATAGTTCGATATTTGGTATTGAACACCCAAAGTTGATTGCATCCAATGATCTGCTTTGGATCGACTGAAACGACATTGTAGGTTTCATCCTTCTCTTTGTACTTGAGTTTGGCCACAAGAACAGAAGCAGGCTTTTCCTTCTTCTTGCGTGGCTTACGAATAGCCTTTGCGATGACTGAACGAGTTTCAGCCGCTGAGATGATAGACTTGATGAACTCAATATAAGCCTTGAGTTTCGGCTTAGTCCAGTGTGAATATCCTTCTTTCAGTTGTGCATCTTTGCCTTGCAGGGCATCGAATGCTTCTGAGTAAAGCGGCTTGTAATAGTCCGCAATTCGTTGTGCAATCTGCGGCTTTACATCATTTTGAGAGAGCCAATCAGAGGCTTTGAATTGAGTGCCGTTACGATAGTAGTTGTCCAGATGGACTTCGATATCGGCAATCAATTCACTAGCCCGATTGGCCACTCGCTCCTGAATGGAGATTACTTGCTTGACTTCTTCTTTGGCGCTGCCTTCTTTGGCTTCCCCGTCTTCGAATTCGGCACGGGCGCTGGAGGAGGCAAGGGTTCGAATTTTGGCAATGTTTCGTTCTTCGATTCCTTCTGGGAGATTCCCGCCCAGTAGTAATATACGAGAACTCCAGCCACAAGTGCGGCAAGAATGAGGATTAATTCTGTTGGCATTTTTTATTAACTCCTTGTCTGATTTATAAAACTCTTTTAGATATTCGATGACCCAAGCCTTAGCCTGGTCTGAGTCATAGAAATAGTTGTACCAATTGTATGCTTGAGCAAGTTGTGCGTTTGTGACTTCGCCACGCAAGTCTGGTTCTGATCCAAGATACTTTTCATCTGCAAACTTACCGCGAATCGCTTTCTGCTTCTTTGCCATACTTTTCCTCTAGCACTTTGAAATCGATATCCTTAAAGTCGGAAATCACACAAATTCCATACTCAAGATATTCATAATTGTAGCTGATCATCTCGGCATAGTCAAGTGCTAATTCAATATTGGTAAACATCTTGTTGGCATGGAAATAATCCCAAATCATTTCAGGATCGCCTTGCCATCGGAACGTTTCATCGGAAAAGCTTCCGTAGATATTATCAATTCCTTGATGATGTCCTACACGAAATTCTGGACCTCTTGTGTGTAGAATATAGATTCCATTATCAGATGACACGAATCTTCTCCAACTTATACTGATCTAAACACATATCTTCCAATGTTTTTTCCAATGTTATTCTATCACTCAATTTATCAACGATACATGACACAGCATCACCTTCGCGTCTTGGCATCTTTGTAATCGGTATTGGATGTTGTGTCACATCTCTCATAGTATGTATAACATCCCACACTGAATATCCTTTCATGCTACCAAGACACTCATATGGTGTATTTGCTGGGCCCATATCGATGGCTCTAGCGATAGACTTGGCCACATCCACAACATGAACATAATCACGAATACACGTGCCATCGCGTGTGGGATAATCTGTGCCGTAGATGGGCAGAAATTCGCGCTTACCTGCTGCAACTTCGGCGGCAACACGAATAAGATGCGTAGCTTTACCCAACTGACGATAAAGACCATTCGTGCCACTCACATTGAAGAAGCGGAAGATTGTGTAGCCTTTGGCCTTTTCTTTGATGATATCTTCTGCACCGACTTTGCTTCGTGCATATGGACTTGCCATTTCCCACGACGAACTAGTGCCTGCAAATATAAAATGAGGAGTTTCTGTGCGCGTCAGAAGATTAAGAGTGCCTAAAGTATTGACGCGATAATACTCGGAGGGTTCTACTAGACTTTGAGAAACAACAGAACGGCCTGCAAGATGAACAATGGCATCAAATTCGCCGCTGATTCCTCTCTTTGTTACATCCCAAGATAGGTATTCATCACAAACGATATTGTTCCATTCTCCACCAAAGCAATTGTCCCACGCAGAAACGTGATGTCCTCGCTCTTTCAATTCAAGACACACATGACTACCGATGTAGCCAGTTGCGCCAGTAACCAATACCTTCATTACTTCTTCCTGTTCTTAGCAGCCTTCTTACGCTTACTAGAACCAATCTTACGACGACCCTTGCGTGGTCTATTCTTATGTGGATGTGGCATTATACTCTATTCACTCCTATATATTCAATTGTATTGATTGAGTCGAGACGGAATGACCGCCAACCCGAATTATCTAGATCCCATACAGCCAGAACTTCATCGTTTTCCGCGCGAGGCAAATGTCGTACAGCTGGCTCACTTTGCTTTGGAACAAAATCTTCCATCAGAGTGCAGTTCATTTCCCGTGTAGAACCGTCTGTCTTTGTAAAGATAACACGGGCCATACACTTTGTCAAGTTTTCTCTGAGTGTATTCTTGTCAATCATGGACACACCGTTGTTTGATAGGGAATGTATCCCTTACCAGGAATATAGACCTGAGTCCACATCATTTGACACTCTGCACCTTCCATGTATGCGCCAGGCGGTGGAGCATATGCAGGAGGAACAGCATATTCTGGACCAGATTCCAAAAGCAATCCGCCAACTACACCTGCGACTGAACCCCAAAGATAAGGATTCTCATACCAGTCGCCGTTGTCGTACTTGTAATTATAGTTATAGTTCCAAGTGCCGCCGTGATGACGCTTGTGTGGTCGATGTGGCTTTACTGGTCTATGATGCTTGAATTGCTTCTGCTTTTCTCCTGAAAAGACAGGAGTAGAAAGTAAAGTTGATGCAGCAAATGCTGCTGCTATAACTGTGATAAATGTTTTCATCCTTGTAACCCCATTATTCCTGTGCTTTCGCAGTAATCGGCAAAGTCTTCATATCCACCGATACGCTTACCACGAACAAAGATTTGCGGCAAAGTCAATGGCAGATTTTCAGGAACAAGTTCACGCAATTCTTCGCGGGTAAAATCTGTTCCAAGTTTATACTCTATATATTTCAGATGCAGCTTGTTCATTAGTTCTTTAGATTTGACACACCATGAACAATCATCTTTGGTATAAATTTTAATTTCCATTACTCAGACTCCCAGGAACGATAGTGAAAATATTTTCCACAACTATCTATCTCACTTTGTGGATAGCCATTTTGTACGAGCCAAGAGTTGACATCCTTGATATCATTAGGAAGAATCTTTGGAAATCCATATCGCCAACCGCCTGGCGGATCAATATAAGTTTTCTTTTTCATTATACTTCTTCTTCTTTCATTACGATAGCATTATGTCCACCGATATTTTTGACCCAAAGTATAGCAGCACTTGAACTAGATGTAAAGACCTCAGATTCATACCAATAAGCACCAATGCTATAACGTACAGTAAACTTTTTCATTTCTATTCCTCTTTATGTTTACGCATGACCTGCAAATTGGCCATTGCCAGGATAAGCCAATACAGCATCCATTATGTATTCTTGCACATCGCGGCCGCGATCATCCAAACGCCAGTGGTTACCACGGCGAAGCACCTCGACCAAAGAACGAGCATCATACTCTTCCGGATCCCACTGACCTTCAAGCCCGTAGCAAGAGCAGTGAGAACCATACGCCCAGTAATAGCGATCACCCTGACGATAGATCACGTTGGCGTAACCTTCGTAAGACGGAGTATTATACTCAGCATATATTACATCATCAGGCTCAGGCTCATTCATCTCAAACTCACGTTGAACGTCAGCCCAAGATCCAAACTGTTCACGATAAACTTCCATCTACTTCAACTCCATTTCCTGCAAGATATATTCACAAGTTATGACGCCTTCATCACAACCTAGAACTTCATTCATCTCAATAACTTGCAGTTTAGCTTCCTTTTCATCTTTGAAAGCACCAACAACATCAGACCAAGTTTCAATACCATCACGATAAAGTCGGTATATCAAATAAATATTCATTCTACAACCTCAATTCTATCTTCGGCCACCATGTACCAGTCAGGAGCGCGAAGGGCAGTATTCTCAGCATTGACCGCACGAATACGTTCCTTGGCAGCATTGTATGTATCGTAGTCCTCATGCCAACGCTCTTGACCCCAGCCGCGTTCAGATTCCAAAAGAAAGATACGATACTTCATTTCCTGTCCTTTCTATATCTTACGTCCAATTGTAGCAGGATCAGTACCTTCTGTCAAGTATTGAACCGCGCCCTTGTTATATGCTGGCGCAACTCGCGTCTTCTTACGCTCAATTTCCTTGATAGTAGCAGCAGATTCCTCACGGTCGCGCTTCCACTTGTAGTCATCAACAGACCGCTTGAAGCCATTGCCAACACTGTTTGAGAGGGGCGGCAATTTCTTGCGCGGCAACGGCTCAGGCAGATTGATCGGCCGTTCTTTGCGTGAACCCTTTAGCACAGACGCGAAATAAGCCTTGCGGTCTTCGCGCAACCGCAGCGTCTTCTTGGACGGTTTCTTACGACCAGATGAAGTCTTGGTATATACGAGTGCCATTAGTCATAGTCCTTCAACATTTCCTGATATGAACCAGGCACAAACATTATACACTCGGACGGTTCATAAAACAAGATGTAACCGCCAATCCAAGTAGTATTGATGTTCCAGTTTTTTTCGTGCCGATCATAGCGATACATGACCGCCATTACACCCAACCTTCTGAATACTCTTCCTGCTTAGTCTTGTAATGCTCATGAAGACCCGCCAGAAAGGAATTGATATCTTCAAGCGGTATGTCCATAATACGCTTTTCGGCCGCGACTGTCAAGACATATTCTGCCACCAGAACAGGAATCTCGGCATAGGACTCATACGGCTTACGCATCGGCTTCCTCTTCCTCATCTTCGTCAACAAAATCGGAATCTTCGTTATAGTGATCGGCCAGTTCGATCCAGTTAACGCGATGCAAGAACATATTCATAACATCGGCCGCAAAACTGGAATCAGGAATCTTGTCCATTTCCATCTCGACCACAAATGACTCAAGATCATCGCCGCGAAGTTTCTGTTCCGAAGCCATGTCGGAGAAAACATCGCCGTACCACATAACGACATTCCAGGTTTCGTAGTTAGACCAACCATTGTAAGACATTATCGCTTTCCCCATGAGATAGACACGACAGAAAAAAGAAGCATTTCGTGCTTCATGGCCTTAGCGATAGCTTCGACCATGGACTTGGTTTGATATTCGCGGCGAATAACTCGGCCGTCATCAAACTCGATTTGGTAATAGTAGTTAGGACGCATTAGTGAGTTCCCGTCCAGACAACACGACCAGCCCAAGTCTCGGGCTTGTCAATGTAAGCGCGAAGGAAGTTGGTCGCAGGAGCCTTGAAAGTTGCAGCCTTGAGAACAGCGCCCTTAGGGAACTTACCGTCCTTGTTGCAGATGAAGGAGTGAACAGATTCCGCAACTCCGTTCTTGGTCTTTACAACCTTAATATACTTCGAACCAGGCTGGAAGTCAATATCAAACTCAGCAATCATTTGCTGCACATGCGGATCTGAGGCGCGAGAACCCCACCATTTGCGATAGTCGGCCTTGATATGCTCGGCATACTTGTTCAGAAGGGACACGGGGACGTTGAAACTAGCCATTGGAACCTCTCTCTTGTTACTCTTATAATATAGTGATGGTACCCGAGAAATACAACACAAAAAAGAGAATACCTGCTATGCGGTGGATGCATAGCAGGTTGGCTAAGTTATTGATTTTAATGAGGTTTTGCTAAGTTGTTGATTTTATTAGGTTTTTATTGTCTTGAGATACTGACGAACAAATGCATCGTCCAGTTGCACCCCCAGTTTTTTCAACTGGCGGTATTCTTTTGAATACTCTACGCGAAACATGCGAACCAATCCAGTTTCGCTTTCATTCCGAAATCCATTCATGGCGTTCAGAAACATTCTTCCCCATGCGGTCATGGTAGGACTCTCCTTGTTATGTTGTGATACACTAATATATAGTATCTCGCAGTTGCGAAACAAGATGACAGAATGTCGCTACTCTTTGATATGAGAACGATGGACTTTACACATTATCCATTCATTATAAAATTCATTGGGTCTTTCCAGAACTTCATGCTGCATCTGGAGTTTTGCTTCCCAATAACTGGCCGTTCCTCTTGTCTTGCAGAGTTTTACGATTTCACGACTAAACTTATCTTCGCCCAATCTATCAACGTCTGCGATGAGTGCCAGATTCGAACCGAAATAAGATTTCCAGTTACTTTCTTTTTGGACTTTCTTTCTTCTCTTTTTGCCTTTGACTTTTTGTCTTCTGACAGATGTGAAGATTTTTTTACCAATATATCTCTTGTTATTTTCTAGATTGGTGATGATGTAAACAAATGCTGCATAGCCGACAACTTCATCATCACCAATCTCTTTACCTTTGTAAGTCCACATAACACTCTCCTATGAGAGTATGTATGCTACTTGTCAGATTGTGCGATGGTAGGATTTCCTGCCCAATCAGGATATGATGATGACATGTTATCGTATGTTGCACCAACTGCACCATCACTGTATGCTACGGCCGTGTAAGGACATCCTGAAGTGTAACATACTTGTGCAGACATAAAGACTTTGCCACACTTTGGACAGCCATAATTATTACCAAAAACATAATCATCTAATCTGGTAGTTTTAGGAGCAAGTCTCTTACCTTCTTCTAGACCAGCAGCGAAACCATCCTTGAATCCCTTTGCATAATCATCACTCATTTTCATCATCCTCTAAATCAAGTTCGTCTTCATTAAAGCATTCTTCACCACAGAAGGAACAGAAACGAGGCTGCCCCTGTGTTTCTTCATAGTCGTAAAGCACTTTGTATGATGACTCACAGAAGTTACATTTAATCTTTTCTACTTCTTTTGTCATATGTGAATCCTTAGATTTCACAGCCACCAGCGACACAAGCCAATTCTTGTGAGCCAGTTGTGCTGTCTCTCTTTTCGTATTTAGCGAGGTCTGCCCAGTTCACATTCTTAGGCATCTTTGCAAGGAGTGCTTCGTATTCTTCCTTCGTGCAGTCCTGATATGGTGCTTGACGATATACGTGATCGGAGAAAGGCAAGAATGATACGCCAGACATTTCGTCAAAGTGATCGTAGACCCATGCACCAACTGCTGGCCATTCTTCTTCTTTCACAGAGATAGTAACAGAAGGCTTATGCTCACACCAATGACGCTGATATGTCAGCCACAGTTCAAGTTGTTCAATAGCAGACATGTCCTTACGGAACACGGCATGTTCAGGCGACTTCTGCGGGAATGAGAACACATATGTATGTTCAGGCTTCGTCACATCATCTTCAACAGGGAAGCCCATGTCCTTCATCATTACCGCGAGAGGATCTTTTTTATCTGCTCGTACAGTACGAATATAATAAGGACTATGACGGGCGTGGATACCAGAAGCGGAATCAACGAGTTGAGATACAGTGCCAGAAGGCTTGACACAAGTAATAGCAGCACTGACAGGAATATTGAGCTTTGCAGCCCAGAGTTTATTAGTCTTAACAGCTTCTTCACGTAGTCCCTCCAACATATCAGCAACATTAAATAATCCAGTAACCTTTGCTGCATGGCCATTTGTGTATTCATTGTCCATGATGCCAGTCAATGACACGCCAAGCAAACGCTCTTCACCACAGTTTTCTTGCCACTTCTTACTTAGGTATTTGAAGTTGATGAGTGTTGACTGGAATGTACCAAGTATAGTTGCGAGTTTGACTTTACGCTTGAGACTTTCTGGAGTGTCATCTCCTCTAACGACAACCTCTGTGAGATTACAGAACTCTCTGGAACGTAGAATGATTTCACTACATGGATTGGTGCCGAAATCGTGATCCGAGTCTCGTCTTCCAAACTTCTCTGCCTGCTTCTTAGATGCCTGACGGGAGAAGATACCACGCTCACCACTGCGCGACTCATAGAGCGAAAGCCACTCGCGCATGAAGATACCAACGTCTGGCTTTTCCTTTGCGACGAATGAGTTATTTGCGAGTGCGCGTTGGACGTTTTCTTTCCACCAGTCACCAGACTTCGCAACGCGCATACGGTCGTCTGAAAGGTCAGATAGAGAGATAAGAGCGGAACGACGAACACCACCAACAACCACGATCTCGGCAATTTTACATACAATGTCATGGCACTCCAATGTTGATAGACGGCGACCAGCAGCCCTCTTAAATGTTGCAACAGTAAACTTAAACAAATCTTCAAGTGGTGCTGGACCAGATGCGCGACCACCAAATGTCTTGAGTGGTGCACCAGCAGGACGAACCTTTGAAACATCCCAACGCGGCACTTGACCTGCATAAAGAAGATGAATAAGTTCCTTTAATGCTTTTGCCCAACCAAGCTTTGAGTCGGCCACAAGAATAGTAGTATCTGTATCATGAAAGTCATCTGCAATCACAGGCAGTTGATCTACAAACTTGCTTTCTACAGAAAATCCAACACCAGTTCCATTCATGAGAATGTAAAGGATTTCATCAAACGAACGAGGAGAATCTACAGCAACATAAGAGCAGTTATAACCAGCCACGTTCTCGCGCTTGAGTGCTTCACCGGCAGTCATCAAGCAACGCATAGATGGCATGATTTCAAGATTAAGAACAGCATCTTCCAGTTCCTTACGTTCTTCTTTGGTTACAGTATAACCTGTAACTTCCTTGACATGCTCATCAAAGAAATTGAAATACCGAGCAACTGTTTCATCCCAGTTCTCTCTACGATTTTCATCCCACAGCCAACGGGCATAACGAGACTTGTGAATGAACTCTTGATAGAGTGTCGGTAACATATTACTGCCTGACATACGAATAACTCCTAAATTTTTTATTGATTATTTTCTAAGACGTTTTTGAGTGATGGAAATTGTTCAACGATTACATTCCAACATTGTTCTGCGATTAATCTATGTTCCTTCTGCGTTCCGTTCCCCATACGTAGTTCGCAGTAGTGGATCCATGAACGAAGTGATCCAGACATATACATGCGTGACATAGTGAGACCTTCAGGAAGAACAGACCGAGCAACTTCCTTTGCGATACCATTTTCTATGGCCCATTCATATACACGCTGAACGTCTTTCTTGATCTGTTTTTGCATATCATACCAAACATCTGTGATGCCCTGTTCATCATTAGTAATCTCAATGCTGTTCTGTCGATTCTTCTGATCTTGTAAACGGGCTTCGCGCGGCTCACTCATAACAGTGACGTTAGCATAACGCTGGCTGAACTCTTGAAACGAGAATGAGCGATGACGAAGGATCTGCCGTGCAATGTCGCGTGTCGTTTCAATTTCCATAACGATATGCACCATCTCAAACGGCGACCAATGCTTATGCTTCACAAGATACTTGAGAAGACGTTCGCTGTCTGGATTATCCTGATTAGCAGGATTAGACACACGCGCACAGTATGCAATCAACTCTTCGGCAGTCATAGCCCGTCTCTCTTCTACAATATCGTTTACCGTACGTATTGTAAACATAGTCGGCTGTGTAACGCCGATCAAAGTCACATCATTCATAATTAAATCCAATTCTCATAGGGGTTAGCAACATAGTTAGAAGGTAACTTAGACACATCAAGTTTGCGGCCGTTCTGCTCAAACATTTCTTCAACAAACTCTAGTGTTACAGGAAAACTGCCGCCGACTGGAATCTCCGAGTAGATTGAATAATCTTCTGATACCCAAAGAAACACACCGTTCTCTGCAATCTCAATCCATTCAAAAGACTTTTCGTCCATAAACTTACGATTAGTAATAAGTCGTGGATTCTTTTTCACTTTTCTCATAAATTGACTCCACTAAGTTTATTCACATAATCATTCATAACTTTTTCTCCTAAATCCACAAAAGAACAGTGAGCACAATTTTTGCCTGTGATTAGATAATTCTTGAGAATATGATTATATAGACGCACATCACCACCATCAATATATAACTCACTAATATCAACATCATTATCACGCAGAAAACGAACAGAATTAAAAATGTAATCCATGTCCGTATTATGCTCATATTTCAAAACAGATAGTAAATCATCATACATCATTCTATTTGTTTTGGACAAAGAGTATAAGATAGAATACACAGTTCCTATCTTATGATTCAATGAAGATGATCTAAAGATGTCTGCCACATCTGTAACTAGTCCATCATATGAAACATCGGTAATGCTTCTTTTGTCCCATATAAAATTCCAGTTGTTTTGAATCATATACGACAAAAGATTTTTCAGTGCGACTGGATTGCCGCCGCTCAAATACTTTCTTCTGCCACACAAGTAGTCCACAACAAAATAGTATTGACTATTCGTCTTGTCCCAGTTGACAACCTTTTTGAGTTGCAAAGAAGATAGTTTGAAGTCTTCAACATTTTCAAGAATACTCAACTCTTTATTGCCACAAGAACCAATAAAGTCTGTAAACTGCGGCTGATACTTCTCTTCAAATATTCCTTTGAGATTTACAAATTGCTTCTTGACAACTTCAAAACCGAGATAGTTTACATCTGTGTGTCTTATCGTTGTATATTCGTTTGTTGGTTCCAACATAAAATGAGACACATACGGAATACCTAGACCTTTATAGTATGACTGAGTATTCAGTCCTCTTGAAATTCTTCCGCCAATATATTGTAAAGGTTCTTCAACTATAAGTTCATTTACTTTGTTGCCGCTAGAGTCCCACACGGATACTAAATTTTCTTCCATCTTTCGAACTCTAACTTTGCTCTCAAACCTTCAAACGTATTTCTATCTATAATACTCTGTATCTCACTGGATGTCGCTCCAGTCAAAATATAGTCGTTTATGTCTTTGGCCTCTATTCCTTGAGGCCAAATAAAAATATTTTTACCGTGACTAATTGTCTTCTCCATGTGCTTCACAATAGCAGCATTGCGCGGTTCATTATCATGAATGAACACATAGTCATGATTGCCAAGCAAAAGAGATACATTATACAATGAAGCATCCATAGTTGCAACTGAATTTTGCAAGAACATACTATCAATCGGACCTTCTACCACATAGATACGCTTATTTGGATCAACTTTATTTGCTCCAAATATCTTTGCGTTTTCTTCATCTAGCTTGATTGTAATATACTTGATCTTGCTATCGCCGATTGCACGACCTTGAAATCCTAGCAATTCATCGTCAACATCATAGAATGGGAAAATGATGCGCTGTTCTTTATAAACAGACTTATCATAATCAGGATGAATTTCTTGCACAAAGTCTGCAAAGTTTTCAGCATAGTATATATCATTCAACCTATCAGCAGGAATCTTTCTGTTTGTCAGATATACTCTAGCAGGATGATTGTCAGACAAGGAAGATATTGCTGGCAGATTTATCTTAGTTGAGAATGTTGGCTTCTCACGGGCCATAGAAAAGTCAGGCTTTGCAACGTTACCAGACGATTCGTTCTTGTATCTTTCCAATTGATACTCACGATACAAAGATGGATCAATAATCTTGATGAAGTTGCCTAGAGACAGACTTGTTCCGCAATTATGGCAAATATAGAATATGTCCGACTTGCGGCGATAGAAATAGCCGCGAGCCTTGATTTTGTTCTTGCTGGAATCGCCACAGATTTTGCAGCGACAATTCCACAAGTATTCTGATTTTTGCTTGAAACGTTCCAGTTTTGGAGAAACTAAGGAAACGAACTTCTTGTCGATGAATAAAGACATAATGCCACCTAATGATACTTAGATGGCATTATAACAGATAGATTTAGAAAGTCAACGATTACTTCTTAGTCTTCTTAGATGGTTCTTCCATGCCGGTTACGGCTTTATTTTGAAGTCTCTTAGCCTTCTTATTCCATTTCTTCTGGCCGAGACGACTGATAATTCCGTCAGCAACTTTTTTAGCATTTCTAGCCATTTTAGCATCATTCGGATCATAATCTTCACGAACTTGCTGTAGTTTGCTGTAGAAGTTTTCTCTGATATCCATTGTAGTTGTCCTCAGTCAAACAGTTTGGTAATGTTGATTGCGTTGTTGGCTATCAAGAAAAGAAGGAATGTGATGATAGCAGCGATTCCGTATTTCCATGTTTCAATTTGACCAAGACGAGTTCCAAATCCTTCGTCTTTCTTAGTCAAGTCTTCTCTAATCTTCTTTAGTTCTTCAAGGATTTTATTTTCGGTATCTTCAATCTTGTCTGTCAATTCTTTGTTGACTGTATTGATTCTATTGTAAACGTCTTTTATGTTATTCTGCTGTTCCTGTCTACGCATTTCCAGTATACCCTGCACTTCATGAGTGATTCGTTCTTGTGTTTCAATCCTCTGCTCTTGCAAAGATACCATACGTGAAAGACTTGATGCAATCTCCTGCATCTTGTCAATCGTCGTGTCAAATTTATTCAACAATGCTGCCATTGTTGTAACGTCTTTTTTGAGTAGTTCTATCTCAATTCGGTTTTCTTGTTCTGTATCCACGACGATTGACCTTGTTCGTATATTTATTTCTTCTTGTTTGTTGGTGAAACTGTTGTCGCGGTAACCATAACCTGTGGCACTTGACCTTGCTTTTCCATCACACGACTACCAAACCAGAATGCGATGATTGTTGAAAACAGAGCCATAGTCTCTGCATCCCAAACGGCCTTCAACATTTCTGGTACAGATTGTCCTGTTGTCAACATGACATATGCTGCTGCCATTTTTACTGCTATGAATACAGTAAAGAATGTGTAAGTTATAACAGGGCGTACAGAAGCGCGGAGTGCGTTAATAAACTTTCCACCATCAATAGACTTATCATGATCAAGAGCAGATTGTCGAAGCTGACTGTCAGCCCTAACCATCTCAATATTGAAGTCGAGATTGGCCTGGCGTTCGGCTGCGTCCAGCTTAACCTTAGTGAGTTCAAGTTCATACTTTATCTCCTGCTTACGCTCAAATATTCTCACAATGGAAGGTAACAGACTTCCAATGATACCAAAGAGAGGTGATAACAATGCTAAAAACATATTTTACTTTCCTTCTTCCTTAGTTGTTGTGTTATTCTCTACAACTAACTTTTCAATTTTCTCTTGACCGCGCGTCCATGCGCTCACACCGATAATTGCGGCCATTGCAAGATGATAGAAGCCGCCATCTTTTAGAGTGATAGGATCCCAGTTATTGTCAAGTTTCAAATAATAACTCAGACCGAAATCAAAGAATGGAAAAATAATGAAATCAAACATACAGACAGCAAAATATTGCCAAGCAATTGCTGGTCGCCAGTATTGTTTGATCCACGATTCTTCTTTCATCCAAGTCTCGCAAACTGCCAGTGCATACCGTCGCAACGGCGCTCGTCTAGTGTATTATTGTTTCCGTTCCAATCACCGCCCCACACTGCACCAGTTCTCTTCCATGCATCTAGCACTTCTGGAAACTGAGCGAAGCGAGGTGTCTGGTCACCGAGTCCGTTGTTTGCTGGATCCAAGTCGATAGCACAGCCCCATGAGTGCATCGATAGACTTGTGCCGCCTCTCATCAAACGATAGTTATACACACCGCCAAAGATAGAGACGCCCCAATGGTCTAGTGTAGCCTGCTTACCGCCGGCGGCTTTGTGTAGATTGTTGAATGCTTCCTGAAAGCCAACAAGACAGTTCTTGTTTACCTTGAAGCGAGATACTGGCTTGCCAGCATATGTGATGCGAAATGGTGGAGTAAAATATACAAGATATTCTGATTCCCACTTCACAGATGGTTGAGTTACATTCTTACCGCGTGGATTTCCATAGAATGAATCACATTCGCGTTGTAATGGCCAAGTTGTCATACGTTTTTCCCATATCTTGCGAAACACAGTGCGCCTGTGTTTTCGTCTTCTATAATAATAGCACCCTTTTTATTCTTCTTTGCTTCCATACGGATGTGATGATATGTGTCATCTTCATCCAAGTATTTGCGCCAGTGTTTGCCCTTGCGCTTTGCTTCTCTGATTTGATTGAAAACTCTGGAAGGAACTATGTAAGTTTCAATACCCATGAACTTCTTGCCGCGTCGAGCCATTGGCATGAGTTGTGCTGGACGACCTGGTTCGCCTTGTGGACCGACACCGATTCCAGCAATATTGCCACCACCAGCAGCATTCACAGGAGCATCTTCATCTACATAAGAACCCATAGTCTTGCCTAGAGGAATAGGTTTCTCGTTTCTCTTTGCATCAATCTCTTGACCCATAGCAGAAAAAGGTGCTGACATTCCACCATCGCCAGATGTCCCTGCTCCGCCTAAATTCTCTTTAATCTTTTTTCTAACTAACTTCATTATTCTCTTGACAACCTCTTGACAAAGCATTATATTGGCTATGTCCGCTATGATATGAATACCTATATATCTCTTAGTCTCTTTCCAACAAACAAGTCAACTGAGATGTTTCTTGACCAAATGTCTTTACCTCTGACGCCTGTAATATAGTCTGGCATATAATCAAGAAACATCAAGAATGTTTTTAGTATCTGATAGTCTTGTTCATCTAGTTTAAAGAACAACATTCTAACAGCATTTCTAGTTCCAAAAACATTAGAGAGGATGATAATGTGATTTAGTATCAACCTCTCTTTTAGTTCTCCAGTTGTTTTATACCTCTTGATAAGTCTCTTTATATACTTAATACGCTTTAAGTCTTCCTCAAATTCACTCATTATACAGTTAGGAGAATCATAGCACTTCATGGCATATATCATGAAGTTCTCATCATTTAAGTCTTCAATCATTATTTCTTTTTACGAATCATTTTCTTAGTTTTTTTCTTTGCCTTAGCTGAAATTGTTGAAGCGCGGCGGTCAGGATTAACTTTTTCTTTTCCTTTCTGAACAAAAGGAGGAACAAATGGTTCATTTTCTTCCTTCTTCATCATATTAGAAAGTGTGACTTTCTTTGCACCCATCTTCTTCTTGAGATTAGGCATAGGCTCTTCATTCATCTGTGTAAATGTTTTGCCCCGCTTTTCATGCTCAATATAATCGTCAACATCATTTGATTGCTTTTCAGATTTCATCTTATTGACTAACTTGTAGAGCATCTTGGATACACCACCCATAGAACGCTCTTCCGTAAGGTCTGTTTCATCATCTTCCACTTCTGCATCAAAATCGGCCATGATTTCGTTCAGTTCGTCTTCATTTACTACACTAGCGAAAACGTCAAACATACCTTCGTCATTTAGTGACCATTCGAAATATACGAACAGTGGAGAGTCGCTGGCGGTTACGACTTCTCCCTGGTCGTTCATTCCCATCTTTTTACCAAACTGAGAGATTTCAAAAACATCATTACCGTGATTTTGATCTAGAAAGATTGCCTTAGGGAGAAAGATTTTGTAGTATTCAAGAACCTTTCTAACATCCTCCAATGCGTTGTATGGAGTGCGAAATACATTAGCAGTTGTTACTTCCAAGTTTGAATTGATAGCATCAACTACTGTTGGATCATCAATGGAAATACCACCATCATGATTGTATATCGCAGGGTCAAAATCTTCTGCTAGATATTCATTAAATCTCTTCATTGGTTACCGCCATTTCTTTCTATTAGGTGCCTGGGAAATACTTATCGTCGCCTGTATCATCACCAGTCATAGAACCCATGGCAACTAGAGTTTCATAATTTACTCTACCTGCACGACCACCAAGTGTTACTGAGAATGTAGCAAAGTTGGCGCTGTTTGGTCCGTTTGGTGTGAGTGTTGGAGCAACGTTGAATCCAGCACCTGGGCTGTGAATTACTACAGTAGCAATTGTGTTCCAATATGAGTTGGAAGAATATGTCTGTAGAGTATTGCGTGAGTTAGCAATGGTATATGCAAGATTTACTGTGCCATCACCACCGCCTGAAACAACGATATAGCCAGCAGAATTGTAGTTCTGACCGCCATTTACGATTGTTACAGAAGCGATTGGACCTGTGCCAATCTTCTGTGATACCCAACCAGCGTGAGCAACTTTCTTACCGTCTACTAGCGTGTTTGCTGCTTCTGTTGCAGACACACCGTACACAGCACCGTAATACTTTGCAGTATTAGCTTTGCTTCCGTTGATTGTAGAGTTTGAAACTCTATATGTTGTGTTGGCATACAAAGGCTTTCCATTGCCTGTGATGCCGTCTAGATTTGTCCAAAGTGACATTTACTTTCTCCTTATTGAGTGCCTATCATAGCCGAATCTTGTTCTGGTGTAGTATTTATTATTGTAGACTTGGTATTGGAAGATTTCTTATCTTCTCCAAGTCTGTATCTATCTGGTTTATTTCTTTGTAAACCTAAATCAGATTGCATTTTTTGTCTAGGTCCAGTCAACTTTTTAGCAATTCTTGGATGAGTCCTAATCGCGCCGCGCTTAAATTCATTCAGTTCGTCTTCTTTTACTACACCATGATGAATTTCTTTTGTTGCAGATCCTGGCTTTCTGTTTGGACTAGCAGGATCCTGTATGTCAGCTCCAGCGCCCCCGTATGGGCCACCAGAGCCAACTAACTTTTGTTCCATTTTCATTTTGCGAAGTGATTTAATCATCTCCGCTAATTGTTTGTTGTTCATTTTCTCACACCTGGTTTACCTGGTTGCGGTCTTGTCATGCTGTGTACGTTTAGACCTTGAGCGTCTTTACGTGGACCAGCAGGTTCATCTCTACCTGATTTACTTCTTGCCATTTGCTGTTGTAAAGCGTTTGATTTTTTAGTAACTTGTGGCTGTGCTTGTGTTTGTACTGGCTTTGGTTTAGGAACTGGAACAGATTGAGTTGTTGCCGTTACAGGTTGAATACGCTTAACTCCAACTTTATCTCGTTCTGCTCCTGCTGACATTGCTTGAGGACTCGCAGCATTAGCTGGTGCTACTGGAGTTGTAGATGCTTGTGCTGCAGGAGGTTGATTTCCACTCAAACTTCTATTTAAAGCATATCCACCAATTGCAGCACCAGCAGCACCAGCCGCTAGTCCTGCTTTTGCTTTATCACTGAGTCCAACAATTCTTGTTGCTCCACCTGCCGCGAGATTTGGAGAACCAGGTCTTGCAGGAAGATTTGGACCACTTGTAGGTCTTACAGCAGGAACACCAGGTCTAACATAGTTAGTTGGTTCTGTTGTTCTGCGTAAAGCTGGAAGTTGTCTAGCCTTTAAATCTGAACCAGCATTTTGTCTTGCTCTAGCTAATTTGTCTTGAAAAGTACCTCTGATACCAGCATTTCCTGATGGAATATCTGGCTTTTTTGCAGGCATAATAATTTCATCTGGTTCTCTTGCCGCTTGAGAGACAGGTTTAGCTGGCTTAGATGCAACTTTTGCTGTCGCAGATGAAACAGGTCTAGGTAGTAGTTTTTGGCCTACAGAACCTGCAGTTCTACCACCTTTTATAAAATTATATGCTGCTTTACTCGCTTTAACAGCGCCACCTACTAAAGCACCTCCAGCAAGATTCATGCCAACATCAGCGGCTGTTTGGCCGAGACCTTGTTGACCTCTAGCATACTTATCGATTGCCCTTGCTGCACCTACTCCAGGAACAAAAGGTGCAACAGTATCAATGCCTTTTTCCATTCTAGCGTCTAATTCTGCTCTACGTTGAGCAGCATTTTTTTGTGCGGGAATAGAACCAAGACCATAATCTGATCGCGCTCTTTGTACTGTTTTTTTCAATTCTGAAGGTTTTACACTAGAATTAACTGAGCTTGATTTTATATTTGATGATTTAAATCCTGATGATCTGTCTGTGTTAAATGGCACATGACCATGTCCGCCTCGTGCCGTAACAATGTCTGACACTTCCGCCACAACCTGCTTTTCAGCAGAAGCAGTTACGCTCAAGCCGTGGCGGTTATTAAAACCCTCGTTTTCCTCAGCAACTCTCTTGGCTGTTTCAGTTGCAATTCTCATTTTTTTGGCCATTGGCATGCCTGGATTTTCTCTTTCCATAGCAGTAGCAACTTTTTCGCGCTTAGACTTTTCTGCTGATGTTAGCTTCTTTTCTTCAAGTCTCTTTGCAACTTTATCCATACGTTGCATTGTATCAACGTCTTTTCTAAAATCTGGACCAGGTCCCCAGCCTCGATCATCCCAAGCCCTTTTTTCTGCGGCTCTTGATTTCATAGTAGCCTTTAGTTTTAATAATTTCTTAGCAATTATGCCTTTTGGCATCATGCCGGCTTCTTCAAGATTTTCTTCCTTCATTGTGCCTGGTGGAAGAGAAGTCTTTGCAGCACGATTGACTGTCTGTTCCTTTGACTTTGCATAGTCAGGAGTTGTTCCTGCTGGAGCATAGTCTGGCTTCTTGATGCCCATCGAAGAAGGAGATGTCACATCGCTTTCTTTCATGGAACGTAGCTTCTTAAAATCTGCTGAAGTTAGATCACCAAAAGGTTCAGCAACATCCAACTTTCTTTTATTTGGATGATCAATATCGTTTTCTTCACTCTGCATTTTTTCAATTTGCGCTCTTGTTACATTTCCAGCAGCTTTAACATTGCCTTTTTCAAGTTCTTTCATTCTCCAGAAAAGATTATTAGTAACATCTATTGCATTTTTATCTTTACGTCCTAAACGTCCTCTTTTAGGCTTTACCTTATTTGGTATACCATACATCTTTATCTTTTCTTCATCAAGTGCTTCTTCTTCTAATCTTTTTTTAGGTCTATTAGCAGGAACAACATCTTTCTTAGGTCTTTTAGCAGGAACAACACCTTTCTTACCTTCAATCTTATCGCCTGCCAACTTTATCATCTTTGCATGTTTAGCTGCTTTTTCTGCCGAATTTATAATGAAGTCTGATGCGCCTTGAGGTGTTTTTTTTAGTTGCCAGTCCTTCATATTTCTAATTATTGCGTGAACTTGCGTTTTACGCTTATTTTTATAGTTTTCTAAAGTTTCTGGAGACAATTCATTAAGTATTTCTACACCTTCTCTCATACCAGGAACAAAACCTTTAATTTCTTTTACTTTACCGTCTTTTACTATGAATCCTCTAATTTTTCTTATAGAATCGCTTAGATTATCATGTATATGTACACCATCATTAGGATCGTATTGAACTTTACCTGGACCAGCAATTTTTCTAATTTTCATAGACTCTGGTGTATTTAATCCAGGATGAAGTTTTGATTTTTTCTTTGCCTCATCAAGTGCTTCCACACCTTCTGTCAATACTGTCTTATAAGCAGCATCCCATTCGCCCTGACGTTCATGTGGAAGAGCCTTACGGTCTGTTACACCAAACTTTTCATTTACCAGTCTGACAGCATCACGCTCAGCCTGATTCTTTTTCATCACTTCTTGGACTGCGCCAATTAATGGATCGTTTTTGTTAAGCATTTTAGTTGTCCTCTATGGAGTTTATCTATATTTATCTAAATCTTATTCTTCGCAATTCCAACGTCTAAGCGACATAGCCTTACGAGTTGGTCTGCCCTTTTCGTCTTTCATTGGGCCTTTCATGCCGCCCATTCTAGCACAGAATGACTTACGGCGTTTCCAAGCTTTACCGCCTTTTTTAAGTTTTGATGGAGGTGTAGTAACCGCTGTCTTGATACCAAAGTGCTTTGCGCCTTTTCTTGTTAGTCCAGCACCACTCTCGGTTGATCTGTATAGACCTTTTGAGTCTGCGCCGCGCTCATTTAACTGTTCTTCACTCTTACGCTGTGTTGGAATAGGACTCATATTATTGACTCCGCCTTCCATTCCTTCACGAAGTTTCTTCACTGATTTCTTTTCTTCGCTGTGTTCACATCCGCAACCTGCATTCTCTAGTTTTAATGCCGTCTCTACCAACTTTTCTTCCCACAAATCGCCATATTTTTCCATATACTTTTGCTGAGTTGATTCCTTTGACATCCAGTTCTGAATGCTCTCGGATAGACCCATTGAATATGCTGAACCGTAACCGAATCCGTATGGTGTGCCTGCACGAGGAACACCGATGGTTGGGCCGATACCATCAGCGCCGAAGGCATATCCACCCTGCACAGATGCTTCCATGGCCTCTTGCTTCAACTTGTCTGCACTACGCATTAGTTCTTCTTTTGCTTTCTTAGCTTCTTCGGCATTCTTTTCAAGATGTGGTAAAGCCTTTACCATTTTCTGCCAAGGAGTTTTCTTCTTTGATTCGGCCACGAAACTTTCAAATGCTTCGTTGACAGGTACACAGTTAGGTACCATGCGATTACCTTTCTTCTTCATGCCCTTTTGCTCATAACCATCCCAGCATGTATCCTTTTCTTCGTTGACAGATGTCCAACCACCACCCTTAGACTTATACCACTTTGCTGCCCAACCATTAGCATATGCAGATGGATATACATCAAACTTTTTTCTGGCCATAGACTTAGCTCTTGACCATAGTTCTGGATTTGTTGGCTTGTTCTTTTCCATCAAAACTTGTTCTGACATTCTGTCACGGTTAATCTTGTCAATTGCTTTTTGAACTGACTCTGTTTTGACCATAATAGGTTTATTGCCTTTACCTGATCTATCTGCCACGGGATCCTCTCTTCTTTTTCTTCTTGCTGATGCAGCGCGTTCTTTTTTACTCATCGAATATGCTCTAGATGCCGGCATACATTTTGGTTTACCTTCACCTGGCTCTCTAGCACAATCGCCTTTAATGTTACCTTTTGTATCAACTCTTTTCCAGTTGCCCTCTGGATGTGTTTTACTAAACCAATTTCTTAAATCTTCACTCAACTGAACCTTTACTAGTTTACCGCCTTGACTGTGGAATAATACTTTGTTTATACCATTAACTTTACGACCAAATCTACCAAAACCATAATATGACAAACCAAGTCTTCTGGCCTGATTCATCAAATCATTATCTGGCTTGTGAATAACACTTGGCATTTCGACATTCTGTCTAATCTGAGTAAGTGTCTTATATCTCTTTGGCTCTTGATATCCTGTGATACCACGATTTCTTGCTTCGCGTTCAATCCATTTTGCTGCTGCTGGATTTTGATTTTCAGAGCGAACAAACTGTTGAGCCATACGACGAATACGATTGAAGTTGGCCTGAATCTTTTCTTTTTCTTCTGGTCCAACTTTGCGAACATCTGCTGTGTTATCGATGACAGCAAATTTTTCATTACCAAAAATCTTTTGCAGTTCGCCAATATTCTTTTGTGCTAAGTCCCATTTCTGCTGACGAATGTTTGGAGAATTATCTGGCACGCCTTGCTTATCTGTACCATCTGGAACTTTACGCTTGCCCATCTTACCGCGTTCAACGTTACGCTCACGCGATACTTCATTAGAAGTGTTTACGAATACCATCATGGTTTCGTAGCCGTCTGCTTCCAAGTTTTGTTTGATTGTCTTGATTTTTTCTAAGTCATCTGCTGTGCCGTTGATGATGAGTCCAAGACGACCTGCAAGGGCTAGACGCTCTTGTTCTTTTGTAATGTTCTTCGCGCGGCCGCGCACGATGTCGCGCTCAACTCTTTCTTCATCCGGCATCTCAAGGTCTAGACCGTTCTTCTGCATTAGATACTCAAATGCAACGTCAGAATTGATTTCTTTCAATCCTTCACCAGCAAGAGTGGAATTCATTACGTAGTCTTTACCAGAACCTGGACCACCAGCCAGAAAGATAGCCTTGAGTTTGCCTGGATCGTTTATACCCTCGCTAAGTTGACCACGAACAGCCTTGAATCCCTTGACTGCTTTCTTTTGATATTCACTTGATCCTTTTTTGTCTAGCCAATATCTGTCAATACCATCGTCATACCAAAGACCAGATGTTTGATTTGTTATAACGTATTGTGACACACCAGTCGGTGATACTTCACCTGTCACATTACCTAGTCCGCGAATACCACCGCCAATTGCTGCTGTGTTTGTTTCGACAACATAAGACTTGCCGAACATATCTGGATTGGCCTTAGCAAACCAACGCATAATCTTACCTGCTTCTGAGTTTGCTTCGTTCTCAATATCAGAACCAGTTGCGCCTTCTTTCTCTATATCTTTACCTAACCGACCATCTTCGTTCTGTTTGTGATGCACAAGTTCATGAGCAACAGAACGGAATATGTCCATCGGATGTCTGTTCATAGTAGATATAGACAGTTCATTAGACGATGGATTATATGCTGCGAATGAATTGTATGAATCATCATCTGTCTTGTATCTAACAGTCGGCATAGATTTTAGACCAAGCTTATCGGATGCAAATGACACAAATGAATCCAGCATAGGTGCTAGTTCTTTGCGTGTAATTTCTTCTTTTAATTGCTTTAATGTTTTTGGTTTTGGAAGTTTAGCGGATAATAGTTTATGCACAGATGCATCATATTTGCCAAACAAATCTTTGACAAACTCTTTCTGCTTTGCGTTGTCTAATGATACAAACTGCTTACGAAGTTCAGAAGCAGATGTGGCTGGCTTACCTAGAACATCGAATGTAAATGTAGGAGTGACGATAACATAACCCTTAGGCATAGATGCATCACCAAAAGGCTGCAACTTCTTTTCATTGCCTGCATATGGTTGGAGATAACTTGGATTACCAGATTTGGTTGGTTTGAATGAAAAACGAGGATCTTCTTCCATGTCTTTTTGCGACACAGCAAAGACTAAAACCGTCGTCTTAGGATCGTAGTCTTTTAGTATTTCTCTGGCGATGTAGGGATTGGTAACTTGCTTGATACTGTTAGATGGGACACCAGCCAGTGTCATCATCTTGACTTTTTCTTTGAAATTGAATGGACTCTTAGGTAGTTCTACTTTATCAGATGTGGCAATGACTGCATCGCCGAACTTTGACTTGAGCCATTTATAGACCTGTGCATGGCCTTTATGGAAGGGTTGAAAACGCCCTGGATATACTACTAAAACTTTCATTATTCCCTCTATAGGAACATTAACTTACAGAGGTATTTAGTGTTTTATTGTTCTGACTCCATGGCCTTGTGCCAATACTTTTTCAGTATGTCCTGACATTCCTTTTCAGAATATGATTCAGGAACAGGTTTGCCTTTCAATTTTTGCCATATAGCGTTGGCTATCTCTCTTTCCCATGTCATATCTCATATTTCTTTCTTTTGAGTGTTTCACGCACAACTGAAGTGATTTCTTCAGCGATGGTCTTGACTTTAGCATTTGGAGTATATTTGGACACTCTACCATCTTTTACCAGATAACCCACTGCTTCCACGTTCGGATAAAGAGTTGCAACTTTGAATAGTATATCTAAGTTCTTTTCGTGGTCATCCCACATGCGAACACGGTCAAACTTACCAGTCTTTAGATATCTCTTGAGAATGACACCTTTGTTGATGTGGGCGGGTCCAGACTTTGAGACATTACCTGCACGTTCTACATAGACTTTATCAATCGGAAATCCATGGTCACGAAACGTCTGTAGAAACTCCTTATGGTCATCAAAGTCTGACCGAGCAGTAAGAATAATCGAATGTGAGTTTTCGGTCTGTCTTGCGACGATGTTTTTTGCATTATTCAGAACCGAACGGATAGGCTTGAATGTATCACGAAAGATTTTGCCTGATCTGAACTGAGCAAAGTCAAACTTTTCATCTGGTGCTAGTTTGTAAGAATTAAACTCACCGGGTTCCAATATCTTTACTGTTTTGCCGTCCTTGACAACACCAACTCTGGCCGATGTTCGACCAAGAGTGTCATCGATATCCCACACATTCAATGTACGGATTTCTTTATTCATTTTGACCAGTTCTTAGTAGCATTGAAGTTAGCTTGTGAAAATTCTAATCTATCGATTAACTTGACGGCTTTACCTATTCGGTCAATAGCAACAAAACCTTCTGGCGATGTAACTTTTAATCCAGTCGAATCAATTCGAAGATAAGTGCCTAGAGAATCGCGGACTGTCTGGAGTTTCTTGACAATCATGTTCTTTGCTTTTGTTAGCAAGTTTTGCAAATCAAATATCTTCTTCAATTCATTCTTGTTGCTTGTATAGAAACGCATCACGATATTTTTTTCTTGCTGTCTCTTGGTCTTTGTATCAGCCTTTTTTGCATCGGTAATGTTCTTGTTTAACTTTCTTTCGACCTCAAGAATGAGTCCTTGAACGTGAGCAGCAGTATTAGTAATCTCTTGACCTTCACGAACTTTGGAATTATTCCATGCTTTGATTTGAGTTTTATATCCTTCGTTCGTAGCAATCTCATTTAGTGTCCTTGCTGAGATTGTTCTGAACAGTGTGCCTGCTTGTGATAGAAGGCCATTTAGTTCAGCCGTTTCTGATGCAGTAAACGTGGCTGTACCAGATGCATCAACAAAAGATGCATCGCGGAACCAGACATTCTTTGACTGTCTAAGATTTCCAATGTCAGCACCAAACGATGCCTTCATATTTTCCATACTATCTCCAGAATAAGTCGTATGCCATACTATGCCTATTTTAGCAGATTTTATCTGTTTTGCAAGTGAAGAATCTGCTGGTACAGTATATACGATTGTGTTCGGCTGAAAAGTGATATAATCTTTTCCATCAATCTTTTCTGACTTCAAGTCTTCTTTGGTAAACATCATATCGCCTTGCAATATACCATCAATGCCGAGTTCAGGAAGATATTGTAAAGCGATCTTTAGTTTCCTGTTTAGGCCTTCGCCAGGATGATTATTGTCAATGTCATTGTTCGTATAGTTCAACTTTGCATTCTTTGCGAACACGCCTTTGGTGCCCACAAAGAATTTTCCATTCTCTGGATTAATACCAGCAAATATGGCTGGTGCACCATCCCACTTAGTTGTGAGATTTAGAGTTTTACCAGTAGCATGACCAGAAAGCATATCACGAAGAGACTGTAAAAAGGATATTGCACCTCTTGTGCCAGAAACTCCTCCATTGAGTACCTCGTCCTCTAGGTGTTCTAAGTGAAGGTTCTTACCTTCTTTTGCTTCTGTTAAGTAATTTTGATAGTTTAACATTTTTAATCCTTAAGGCAATCTAAGTTCGTAGTTAACCATGCCTTGCTTGGCATCAATATCATCTATGGCAGATTTTGATCCTATGATCTGAATGGTCGCTGAAGCTGAAGGTACCATTCTATATTTTACTTTACCTTTTTTCCATTCTGCAATATCTAAGTTTGCCTGCCAAAAGTTTTTACCTGCTAATATTTCAACCATAGCAGCAACAGATTTGGGATCTGAGTTTAATCTATCTGCCATCGATCTTGAGAAGAATGCTGTCATTGAATATGGAAGTTTATCAACAATCTTTTTATCTGCTGATTTTTTAATTATATCTAAAACTTGTTTTGCTTCAGGTGTTAACTTTTTAGGATTCTTACCATAAGTTTTTACATTTGTATATATTGCATATGGATCTTTAACCGTTGCTCTTGAAAGTCTCAATACTTTTCTGATACCATATTCATATACGACTTCTTTTGATCCTTGTTTCGATGTAAGAGCGGCAGAAGAGACGCCTGCTTTTCTGGCCGAATCAATAACATCATTTATGACGCTTCCAGAAGGCACGTTAGAATCCATTGCCTTGTTCAGAAGATTCGAAAAGAATGAAGCTTTAGCACCAACACCATACTTTGAGCTAATTGGAACAACAGTGCCGTTGCTCATAACAAGAAAACTATCTACACCAGAGAACGAAGGATCAGTAGGAACACAGAACATATCAACTGTACCTTTGTAGAACTTTGTAGAAAAAGGTTGTGTGTTATTCTTAAGTGCAAGTAGTCCTATGATTACTTCACCAACATATTTACCCAACTCATTAATATCTGAGTCTGGTATTTGTTTTTGCCAAATGAGTGTTTCATAGTTGCTCTTTGCAAAGCTCTCAAAAACTTCTATAATACTTTCAGATACTTTAGAATTTGATTTAAGACCTTTAAGTATAGAGTTCATCAAAGATGTATGATTACTGAACGTCATACAATCAACTTTTTTACCACCAAACGCAACTTGCTTCTTTGTTCCATATTTTGTCAAAGTCTCGGCTCTTACACCTAGATTTTCTGTAGCACCTTTCTTAAGAATTGGTTTGCCGATATATTTCTCTGAAACGAAACCTTCTACTTCTTTTCCTTTTTTCACATATTTAATTTGATACTTGGGAGAGAAGGCTGGCATCTTGACAACTGTGATAGGTGAACCATCTTCTAAAGTGTCAATGAATGCGTTTTCACCGTCAGTAACTTTAGCTGGTCCTTTAACTATTGCAGTTTGAACATCTTCTTTAGAGAAGTATTTTTGCCATTTTTGTGCGCCAGTGCTAGCCATTTTTTAGTTCCAAAATTTGGTTTTATTCTTTATTTATCTTCTTTTTCCTCAAACTCTTTCCACTTGTCCAATGGGCAGGAAACGAAGGGTAGCAAAGTCTTGTAGTCCATAAAGCATCCACATTCAGCACATTGAGAATTTCTAGGATTGAATCTATCACATCCTCTACAAACAGACAGTCTTTCTTCTGAGATTTTAAATCTGTTCTTAAAAAAGTTCTTCATAACAAGTCTCCAAAAATTGATTATATATAACTATGTATATCATCATGGAGTACATAATGTCTGATAAAATCTTTGTGCAAATTGCTGCCTATCGTGATCCAGAACTTCTTCCAACAATCCGAGATTGTATTAAACGGGCTGATAATCCAGAAGACCTTGTGTTTGCCATTGCTTGGCAACGGGCTAAGGAAGATACCTGGGACACTTTGGAAGAATATAAAAACGATTCACGATTTAAGATCATCGAAATTGATTATAAAGAAGCACAAGGTACCTGTTGGGCTAGACATCTTTTAAATGAAGCGTATGACGGCGAAAAATATACGTTGCAGTTAGACAGTCATCATAGATTTGTTCGTGGATGGGATACCAAGTGTAAGAAGATGATGTTAGATTTGATAGAAGAAGGATACTCAAAGCCTCTTCTCACAGCATATGTTCCTTCGTATGATCCAGACAATGATCCTGCCTCGAGAGCAAAGGAAGTTTGGAAACTTACTTTTGATAGATTTACACCAGAAGGTGTGGTGTTTATGCTTCCTACTGGAGTAGATGACATTGACATTTACAAGTTACCTATTCCTACTAGATTCTTTTCTGCTCATTTTATGTTCACTTTTGGACAATTTATCAAAGATGTGCCTTACGATCCAAATTTATACTTTCACGGTGAAGAGATTACGATGGCAGTTCGTGCTTATACGCACGGATACGATCTGTTTATTCCCAATGAGATTATTTGTTGGCACGAATATACTAGAAAAAAGCGTGTTCGCCACTGGGATGAAAAAGATAATGGATGGGAAAAAAGAAATGATGCTTCTCTAAAGAGATCAAAACAACTTCTACAAGTTGATGGCGATAAAGCAAACTATGATTTTGGTATATATGGTTTTGGCACAGAAAGAACGAAACAAGATTATGAAGAATATGCTGGAATAAGATTTGAAGATAGAGCAGTGCAGCAATATACTCTAGAACATTATGATCCACCAAATCCTATCTACAGAAACGAGATTGCTCGTCAAAAGTCTTATAAAAACATTTTCAAACATTGTCTAGATGTATGGAAAGAATCAATTACAGAAACAGACTGTGATTTTTGGGTTGTTGCATTTAAAGACGAAAAAGATAACGACATGTATAGAGAAGACGCTAACAAATACGAAATTGAAAATATTGTTAATAATCCAGAAACTCTTGATGGCGACTTCTACAATATTTGGAGACAGTTTGACACAAAAAAGAGACCGCACAAATGGATTGTATGGCCTCATAGTGCGAGTAAAGGATGGTTAGATCCTATAGAAAATACTATTCCTGATATTTAAGACTTCATACCAGCAGTAGCACGAAGCATCCAACCGTGCTTCTTGTGAATGTCCATACGGTCTTGCAGAAAGTTGGCCAAACCTAGTTCGCCTTCTTTATCTGCAAGATCGTATGCTTGTTTGAGTGCATCAAGGATGATATTATTATCATTGATTAGAATCTGAAACATTCTTTCTGCTGTCGGAATGGTATCAGATTCCTCAATTCTTGTAAGTTCCTTGATTCTGTCTAATGAACTGGGAGCGAAAGAGTTCACAGCGCGGATCTGTTCTGCAATCGTGTCCACTGCACCATGCAATTCTTCGTATAGATTGCCAAAGAAAGCATGATACTCAGAAAAATTTGGACCAATTACGTTCCAGTGAAAAGAGTGCGTCTTTAGATACATAGTGAATGTATCGGCCAAAACAATCTTTAATACGTTATGAAGTTCTTCCATTTTATTCTCCCATAAGTGATACGATTATTTATTAACCTACCACCTTAATCTCCACTTTACAAACGCCATGACAACCTATTGCGCGGGCTGCGGCTCTTGATAGATCAATCGTACGGCCCTTAATAAACGGACCGCGGTCATTGATTCTAACGATAACAGATTTACCTTTATATGTGACACGAACTTTTGTGCCGAACGGTAATGTTCTATGTGCTGCTGTCAGTGCATTAGGATTAAACTTCTCGCCATTGGCGGTTCTTTTACTCTTACTGCACTGTCCAGGTGTTGCACAGTCATACCATGAAGCAATTGTTGCTTCGGCCGGGCTGATGAATAACATCAATCCAACCAATAAAGTTACTAATGATTTCATATATGGTTCCTTATCCTATTTTGAACGTGATCTTGGAATTATCCTTAATCACGAAAGGCTTGAGTGCCTCCTTTTCTAAGACAACCATACTGTTATAGAACGAAACGGAGTACAGATTGTGAAATGTCTTTAGCACAGTTTCATCAATCTTGTTTTGAAAATGCTGTTGATTCACAACGTCAGTTATAGTCTGTGAGTAAGAAAGAAAAGACGAATCTTTTCTAAACTCTCCACCCCATTTTGGCCAGTAACTCGTATGTGTGTCTTCGCAAATATAAACTCCGCCCTCCCGTAAATGCGGAAATGTTTGTTGAAGTGTAATGATTTGATGGTGCATGACATGGCTACCATCATCAATGATGATATCAAAGTCGTTGTGTTCTGACATTAAACTTTCCCAGAACTCAATCGAACCTTGATCTCCCATAACAACTGTCGCATCACCATCATATTTGTATTGTAGACATCTTGGATCAATGTCTACGCCTATGACTTTAGTTCCTTCTCCGAAGTATTTAAGCCATAATTCTATTGAACCGCCGCCAAGAACACCAATCTCCAAAATCTTTGGTGCTTTGCCTACAAACTTGCCAAGATGCTTTTCATATACATCAAAGTATCCAGACCATTTTGTAGATGGCTTTTCGGTTTCATCAAAAAGTTTTTCAATCGTATTCATTATTTAGTCCCTCGCAATATACAAATGGGAAATATCTTAGAAACATGTCCTTGTTATCAGGTCTGAGTGTTTTAATCTTCTTGTGTATTTCATCATAAAAATTCCATGCAAGAGGAACAAATGCAACGTCTTGCTTTTCATTCTGTAAGACTTCTGAACCATATACAGGAACATGCATACCTGGTGTGTAGAGTCCCTGCTTCATAGGATTATCATCAACGATATAGTCAAGTTCAATCTTGGAAGCATTTAGCAGAGTATTACCTTTTGCTGGTGCACCATAGCCGATAACCTTCATTGTCTTACGAAGGGCCTCGACATGAGAAGCAAACTCATTAATGACTTCCTTGCTGTTCTCGACATACTCTTTGTAGACATGTTCATCATACAGACCTTTAAGTTTTTCTTCTTCCATAAGAAGTTGAATGTAAGAAGGTCTTGCTTTAGTTTTTGAGATGATAAAGATATAACTTGTGCCATGAATTGGATGTCTTACAACATCAATCAAGTTCAACTTTGCCCTCTTACACAGTTCATTCATTGAGCGAATGTTATAGAAAGAAAGATGTTCGTGATATATTGTGTCAAACTCCATATTCACAATCATATCGGCCTGAGAAACTGTGATGTAGATATAACCATCGTCAGACACAACATTACTCATATTCTCTAGGAACTCTAGTTGATTATAGTTATGAGCAAAAGCATTCTGACAGATTACAGCACCAAAACCAGTTTTTGAATAATTCTTATCGAAATAACCACAATGAACATGATGATTGCGCGAACTAATTACATGAAGATTGGTTGCAGGATCAACGCCGAAAGTCAGTGCACCATATCTTTTGAATGCATCAAGTTGTGAACCATCATTACAGCCAATATCTAATACTCGTTCAGCTTTATGATTTTCCATAACAAACTTTGCAAACCAATCAAAGTAATCCAACTGTGTCTTTGCGGTACCAGACACATACAGATAGTTCTTGAACAGCAAGTCAGGATTGACCTTGTGTGTCAACTGTACATGATAACAATCCTTACAATAGTTTGTTGCAAGAGGAAACTTGTCTTCTGAATCTTTCGGACTCTTTAGAAAAGAATTAGCAAGTGGTTGAACACCTAAGTCGAGTAAAGGTTTTAGATGTGTGCCACCACAAGCAATACACTCTTTGATTTCTACACAGTTTTCCATCTTACATTCCTAACCATTTGGTGTTATTTACATACCAATCAGATACCTCTTTAATTCTATCACTAAGAGCCACGCGAGGTTCCCAGCCGAGAGAACGCATAAGATCACCGGATAAAGCATAACGTAAGTCATGCCCTGGTCTGGATGTATGGAAGTCAACCATTTCATATTTTAGTTCCTTACCTTGAGCAGACGCAATCATCTTAGCTAGAGACAGATTGTCCACTTCTTCTTTGCCAACGATATTAAACTTGCGACACTTTGCCATGCCATAATC